ATACCTTTCAGCGCGGTGCTCAGGCGCGCAACGTCGGCGCGTGCCTCGTCCCGCTCGGCGGTCGTGAGGTGCAGCGCGAGCAGGCTGTCGTTGTTGCGCGCGATGTGCTCGTCCCGCTCGGCGAAAGCTTTTTCCAGCGCGTGCCGTAGCTCGGGGATTTCCTTTTCCATCGAGTGATTGCCGGTCGCAAGGCGTTCGTTTTCGTCGGTGATCAGCGCAACGTCGGCGCGGGCTGCGTTGCGCTCGGAAAACCAGCCATTCAGCTTTTCTTCCAGTTCCACGATACGCTTAACCTGCGCTGCGATTGTATCGTCCGCAAATTCCGACGAGTAAGGGCGCTTGCCTTTAAGCGCGACAGAGAGCTGCCGGTTGAGTTCATCCCGTTCGGCGCGGGCTGCGTCGCGCTCGCGCTCCAGCCGCTCGCAGAAGGCCACGATTTGCGCGTCCTCCGGCACGTTGTCCGTGAAGATTGCGTCTGTTTCGGGTGTGGGTTGGTCGGTCATTTGTGTTTTCGGTTTTGTTTGCTGCTGAAAGATTTCCCGCTGGCCTGCTCCGGCTCATGCGCCAATGGGTGCCACTCGAAAGTTTCGCCATTGAACGCGACGGGCACCGCTACGCCGGTCTTGCCCTGCCGCTGTCGCAGCCGTAGCAGCCGCGCGCCGGGTTCATCCTCACACATCTCGATGGTGACTTGCACGGTGGCATCCATGCCGATGGCACGGCACTCGCGAAGCTCCCCATCATCGTTCAGTTGCGCTAGTGCTATCACCGCAAGCCCTTCATCCTTTGCCATGCGGCGAAGTGCCTTTGAAACGATGGCGATTTCCTGCTCACGCCGGTCTGCGCTTCCCGCGCCCTCAGTCAGTTGCAGGTAGTCCACGACGACAACGGCGAGGTCGGGCTGGACGGCCTTCACCTGCCGCACGTAGGAGCGGATGCCCGCGAGGTCATACACGTCATCCCTGAAAAATATCGGCGCGAGCGCGAGGTTGTTTACGGCGGCTGTCAGCTTGGGGAAATCCATCTCCTGCATCGTGCCGTCGCGCATCCGGCTTGCGCTCACCTTGCCCTCGGTGGCGAGCATTGCCTCCACCGTGTCTTCGCTGCTCATTTCCAAGCCAAAGACGAGCACCGGCTTCGCTTGGTCGAGCGCCACGGCGCGGACGATGTAGCGCACAAGGGCTGATTTGCCGCCCTTGGTCGGGCCTGCAATCACCCAGTAGCCGCCCTTGCGAATGCCGCCTGTTTCCTCGTCCAGTCGCACGATGCCTGTCGAAAGCCCGGCCATTTTCGAGCCATCCGTGCGGCTGTTGAGGTTTCCGAGCACGGTCATCACGATTTCCCGCGTGGTTTGGATGCGCGCTTTGTCCCGGCCTGCAGCGATGCTGGAAATCTCGGCTTCAATGGCGGCGAGCACGGTGCCAGTCGGCTCCGTGGTCAGTTGCTTGTATGCGGCCTTGAGCGCGAGGGCGAGGCGGCGTTTAGCGTGCCCTTCCTTCACGATCTCGGCGTAGTGCGGGAGCGTGACGGGTTGCGCGGCTCCCTCGATGGCCGTTTGCAGCGTCGCAGCGCCCCCTACGGCGTCGAGACGGTCTCCGAGGGCAGTAGCGATGCCCACGAACCCTCCCGGTGCCTTGGCGAGCCATGCCGTCGCGATGGCGGTGAAGATTGTTGAGGGGATTTCGTGACTGAACGTGTCGGCTCTGATTCCCGCTTCCGTGAGAAACGGGAGCGATTCGTCCGGCCATTGCAGCGCGCAGCCTAGGATTGCGGTTTCTTCAAGTGTCACGGCGTCACGATTTCGGAAAATTCAGAGAGGCGGCGAACTAGCGCAGGGCCGCGATCTGCTCCCATGCGTTTGATGAGCCATGCGGATGAGCCGTTGGAAGTCCAGAGAATCGGCCTGTTGTGTGAAGTGCGGATTTCGACAAGCTCCTCCAGTTCCGCGTCCACCCGCTCAGTCGTCGGCGGCTTGCCGAGGTCGTCGAGTAGCAGCACCTCGCATTGCTGGAATGTGGTCAGTTTTTTGCGGGCGGTCTGGCGTTCTTCATCGGTGCCGGAAAATGCCGAAATCACCACACATGCAAATGCGTTGTGCGTCACGGCTGCGCACGATTGGTTGTCATCGAATGCCCGTTTCAGCGCGATGAAGGCGGCGCGTGTTTTCCCGGCCCCTGTGCTTCCGATGAATCCAAGTCCTTCCGCGTGCTCTATGCTCCATTCCATCGCGGCCTTGAGGCATTTCGGGTTGATCCGCGCGGGATCGGTTTCCTGATAAATCGGCGGACAGATTCGATCCCATTGCGCCTTGCGATATTGCGCGTTCCGATCCTCCTGCTGCTTCTTCTCTGCGGCTTCGCTTTCGGCGAGTTTGATCGCCGTGCAGGAAGGGCAATGCCGAGCGCTTCGAAACCACGGCGACGGCTTGGTTTCAAATTCGCACGAACAAGTCGCGCACGTTGTTTGTGTAGGTTCACCATCCATGTTTTTCGGTAGTTGAGGTTGTTACTGCGGTTTCTGAAAACCATTTGTTGGCCTTGTCCACTTCGCCACGGAAGTGACGAACGAAGGTGAGCATCGAAGTCCGAAGGTAGGCATCGGGCTTTCCTTTCGCGTCCGTGTAGAATCGTTCCACAAGGGCGAGGTCGTCCGGTGCCACGGTGCCGAGCTTGCGATATGCGGCGCATTCGTCCTCGCTCCATTCCGTCGTGAGGCGTCGGCCCATGATGGCTGCGAAGCGTTTGCTCTGGTCGGATAGCGGCAACCTGTCCGAGTTCTTTCCTTCAACAACTCCCTTTGGCTTCGCAGAAGCCGTGGGGGGTTCTTCTGGTTGGAATGCTTCTGCTTTTGCTTCTGTAGCTGTGTCTGTGTCTGTGTCTGATGGGGTTACACAAGCGTTACTTTCCGTTACCGATGTGTTACCAAGCGTTACCGATGCGTTACATGCCCTCTTTTTCTCTGTCCGATGCTTCGCTACGCGTTGCCGGGTTTTCTCTTGAATGACGGCGCGCGTCACCATTTCCCGGTATTTCTCCGCGTTCAGAATCATCCATCCGCCCGGCACGCGCTCGATGCGTCGGCCTTCGTGGTCTGGATCGGATGAGTTCGTGTCCGGTCCTTCCAAGCAGTCCACAGCTGCCTGAGCCTCGGCAAGCTCGATGCGCGCCCGGTGCGCGAGGTTGGCGACGCTGGCGAACTGGACGAAGCCGTTTTCGTCCATCGCCGCAATCATCGTGAGCCATATGATGCGCGTGCCGGATGGCTCCAGCCAGATTGACGAGTCGAGAATTTTGGTGAATAGTTTATTATACATGTGCTGATTTTCTAGGGTTTGACCGCCTCAGGTTTAGGCATTGCGTGCTTCCAAAATTTTCTCGGATCAATCGGCTTTCCTCTATTTCGGCATCCCGTCGTGTCTTGTGTTCCGAAACAACGGTTTTCGTCTTTTTCGCAAAGCAGATTCCGTAAAGCACGCAGTTCCCGCTTCCTTTGTATGGGTCTTTTTCCGGTGTGATTCTTGACGAGCGGACGCCGATGTAGAATCGGCTCCCGATATGGATTTTGTAAACGTAGTGGTGCATTTCCATCATGTAACGCCAAAAGCGTTACACTGTCAATGCCTTTTTACACCGCGCCCGTTGCAAGCGCAATCTCGCGCGTGCGCGGGCGGGGCGGGGCGGTTTGGTTCTGGGTCGTGGTCATAGAAAAAGCTCCGCCTGCGGGTGCTGCTCGGCCCCGTGGCAGGCCGGTGAATACCAGATGCACTCCTTGTCAGTCGTCTTTGCGCCGCCGTAGGTGAGCCTTCCGCGAGACCACTCTACGGCATCCCATCCGGCCAGCGTAGGGTAGTCCCCGATGTGCCCGCACAGCGCGATGCGAAGGTGTGCGTTGTCGCGCGCCCATGCCTCCACGGCATCGGCAACCGGCGCGGCTTCACCGTATAGCCGTTCGTAGGCTCGATACGGCGGGTCGAGGAAAACCGCCGTGTCGTCACCGCCGAAATGGTTGTTGAGGCAGCGCGACCAGTCGCCATGCACCACGCGGACACGCTCCAGCCTGTCGGCGAGGCGGTGTAGCCATGCCCATGCTGTGCGCCCGCAGGAGGTCAGTAGATGGTCTGGAGTGCATTTGCTGCGCGCCTCCCCGACGCCAGCAATCCCTTGATAGGGATTCGACAAAAATGGGATTTTGCCAATAGCTTGCACGCCCCTCCCCGCATCGCCCGCGTGAGGGATTTTGCCAATAGCTTGCACGCCCCTCCCCGCATTGCTCGCGTGTGGGATTTGGCCTTCCTTCTCCCATTCGCACCAGCCTGAGCCAATCCAGCAGCATTGGCCCCATAGCCACCACCCGGCAACCTTGGCGTCGCCCGGCCAGTCAGGGTCTTGCATGGCATCGCCGATGCGCCCGCGCTGCGCCATTAGCCAGCCATGCCGCGCGCCGAGGTCTATGTGCGAGACGGGATAGTCCGCCCACTCAGCAACCTTGTCGGGCTGATGCTTCACCGCGCGCCAGAAGTTCGCGATGAATCCGTTGCCGTCGCATACCACTTCGAGCGCGGCGGGTTCCGGTGCAGCCAGTAGCATCGCGGCTGATCCGCAGAATGGCTCGATGTATTGCGTCGGCTTGCCGAGACGTTGCCACACGTCCGCTGCAATGCTGCGCTTCCCGCCAAAATACGGGAAAGGAGCTTTCAGTTCGTCACTCATTCCTGCAAAAGCTCCCGCACGCGGGCGATGAGTTGCTCCTTGGTCTCGCTGTCCGTGGTCACGATGTCGCGCACGGCGCGGATGCGCTGGCGGGCGAAGCACAGGTCGGATTGGTGCGTGATGTGGTTGTCCGTGGTGTAGCTGCCGCAGACGTAGTAGGTGCGGTAGGATGGCTCCAGCGGCCTATCCTCTACGGCTCCGCATAAAGGGCATGTGCTCATTGCTTCACCGGGTATTTCGTCCAGTCCACTTCAAAGCACGCAGCGGCGAGCATCTTGGCCAGCGGCTCCACCTTGTCTGGGCGATAGCGGCCAATGATGCGCGGCCATCTCCACACGCGGGCTTCGAT